TGGGCGCTCGGGCCGATGACGCAAAACTGGAAGCGTAACATCACGCAAGGGCCGGTGTTTGCCATCCGCAACTTGTTCCGGGACACGCTCTCGCAAGCGATCCTCAACCCGGACCCGATCGCCTGGATTCCCGGGGGAACGCATATCCTGGGAACGATCAATAAATTCACGAATAAGTATCCGCAGGTGTTCCAAGAGGGACTGCTGCTCAGCCGCATCGAGCCGGGCAAGTCGGAGCTGGTGAACAAGGTGCAGCACGGCGCCGTGTGGCAATGGCTCACCGAAGGCTGGTATGTCAGCCAATCGAAGGACCCGGTGGTGAAGTTGCTGGCGACGTATTTGCAACCGAGCAACCTGCTTTTCCCGCTGTGGAAGGTGGGCGATGTGCTGAACCTCATCACCGGGGGGCGCACGCTGTCGCAATTCTTCGAGACGGCCGGACGCGAGGGCGCCGCGATCTCGGTGCTGCGCCGCGGCGGGACCGACGAGGAGGCGCTGATGAAGTATTGGACGGCGGCCGGGCAATTCAACGAGCACGCTGGCGTGGCCGACGCTAGGATCATGATGAACATACCGGGCTTCTTCAACCCGATGATCCAAGGCCTGCGCAACGCCGGGCAAAGGCTCAGCGATCCCGACCCGGCGGTGGCCGGCACGGCCTGGGCGCGCATGTTGATCATGATGCCGCTGCTCTTCGGCGCCGCGGCCGGCGCCAGGTATCTGCTGATGAGCAAGGAGGAGAAGGACCGCGAGCGCAACCGGCCGGTGGATGACCGGATGAATTTCATGGAGATCGGCGGATTCTCGGTGCCGTTCCCGTATGGCGCGGAGGGCGTGATGGGCTCGATGGTCTACAACTCGGTGATGGATGACCTGCTCGACCGGCCGCGGGTGGAAGCGGACAAGACGGTGTGGATGATGTTGAAACGCATCTTCGACCCGGGCAGTCCGTTGTCATTCTTCGGGCCGCAACTCTCGACGTTGGGCGAGGCGTCGTTCAACTGGTCGGTCTACCGGCAAAAGCATATCGTCTCGCCGTGGATGGCGGGGCTGCCGGCCAGCCAGCAATTCTACAGCACGACGCCGAAGTTTTACCAGGAGCTCGGCGAATGGTTCAACTACTCGCCGGCCAAGCTACAATACATCATGCAGCAAGCAATCTCCCGGCAAGCAGACGAGACGATCCGCTACATGGAATCGCTCGATCGCGGGCGGCCGATCCAGGAGCCGGCGGACGTGCCGTTTGTGGGGCGCCTGTTTATCCGCGAGCCGCTCGGATTCTCGAGCCAACCGCTCCGGGATGCAGAAGTCGTCGAGACCAGGCTGCGCGATCTCGATATGCGACTCCAGGCAAAGGGCTGGTATGGCCTGCGCGACGCCAATTATCCGCAAGACCAGCTCGGCACGACCGAAATGCGCAACCTTTACATGCAGCTACAATACCTCGAGGGGCTGCGGTTTGGGCTGAATCAAATGGACAATATGGCCGGCATGGCGAAAGCCTATGCGCTGGCTGAAAACTATGCGGAGGAACGCAACCAGCGCCGCGCTCTTACGGTCTATGCGCAAAGCCTGTTGCTCGGGAACAAGGACATGGTCGAGCGCATCGACATGGCAACCGAGCTGCTCAAGCAAATCCCGGAGCGCACGCCACAAGAGAAGGCCGCGGAATACCTAGAGCGGCGGTTCTGATTGGTCCGATAATCGGCCCCACGGGCCAATCCTACAGAGAAAACCCACGTTTCCGTAGTCAGATGCTCTATCCAATTGAGCTATGGCTGCTTTGAAAGTGTTGTCGGACGGATTTGCCGGTGTCGGCTTCTGATGGGACGTCTGATCTTTGTGGGGAAATATTCTTGCAAGATGTGACTAGATGCGCCATGGTGTGCCTATGGAATTGGCACGAGTATTGGTCCCACCTAGTCAACGCAAACGCAAACGTCGCAAGCATGAGGTTTCCGTCTACAAGGAACCGGGCAGCGAGATTTATTATTTCCGGGATACTATTCACGGCAAGCGGGTGAAGCGTTCGACCGACCAAACTACGCTGCAAGCGGCGCTGCGACAAGCAAAGATCATCCGCGATGAGCTGCTGAAAGACGGCGTCGGCCGCTCGACGATGCTGCGCCCGGGGTTTGCGACTGTCGGCGATGTGGGCCGGGTGTGGCTGGAGATGTCGGAGATCAAGACGAAGAAGAATAATTTCTCGGCGCTGCGGAAGTTTGTGCGGTCGTTTGTCTCGGGCGACGCGGATGCGGTGTCGATGTCTCGCGTGGGCGCCGGCGAGTTCGAGAAGTATCTGCGGCAGTGGCCGGGGTCGCACGAGGGGCGGAAGTCGACGGCGCGGCAGATCCGGGCGATGTTTGGCAAGAAGCCGCTGCGCTGGTATCGGCACGCGGGCCTGGTGCTGCCGGACATGACGGAGTTCCTCGAGGTGATGGCGGAGAATACGAAGGGGGAGACGCGGCAGAGGTTCGAGGGGATCGCGCCGTCGGTGCTGGCGCGGATGGAGGATGCGGCGGAGCGGCTGCGGACGTCGGCGGATCTGGAGGAGCGCAAGCTCTGGGCGGCCTGGGCGCTGATGCGTTGGTGCGGGCTGCGCAATGTGGAGGTGGCGGCGGTGCGGTGGAGTTGGATTCGCCGCGGGCTGATCGGGTGGGAGATCCGGGTGATTGATTACACGTATCCCGATGGCACGACGTTCAAGCCGAAGAAGTCGGCGGGCGTGGTGCCGCTGCGCACGGTGCTGCTCAAGCAGCTGATCAAGGCGATCGGGCGCGACTCGGAGTTTGTCATACCGCGGGCGAATGCGACCGAAGCGGACAAGCTGGCGAGTCGGCGGATCAATGATTTCATGCGGCCGTTCTTCCCGGAGGCGGCGATGAAGGACAAGAAGGCGTATCTGCTGCGCAAGCAAGCGGGCTCGGAGGTGGCGCAACGCGACGGGCTGGTGGCGATGGCGAAATTTCTACGGCAGAAGGGAATCAAAACAGCATGGGACAATTATCACGCTCAGTTGCAACCGCTGCGGCCGCTGTAGTCCTGGCGAGCTGTGCGACGCGGCCGGAGCCGCCGCCGCCGGAGCCGGAGCGGCATTACCGGTTTGCGGACATTCAAAGCATTCCGGCGAACGCATGGATCGAACAGAATGGGGACGCGGTGGGGATTGCTCCGATGCGGATATGGGTGGAGACGCACGAGAGTGGCGTGCCGAAGCGGCCGGTGATCCTGCGGGCGCACGACCGTTTCACCGGCGCCTGGGAGCAGAAGGTGATCGCTACGATGCCGATGCCGGCGCGGATCTTGTTCGACCTGCGGCCGTGGCTACCGGCGGATTATGCGACGACTTACATTCGGTGATTTGAAATTGCAGATTGGAAATTTGAGACGGTAGAGTGCGAGCATGAAAGCGCGGTATCTTGTATTGTTGGCGATGATTGCGTGTCATGTTGCGTCAGCTGATACGACGCTGTTGATCGAGGCGGCGCCGGCGGTCGATGGGCCCTGGCGGGTGGTGCCGATCGGACCGGAGGCGCTCGATCTCGAGGGCGGAATCGTGTGGCAGGGCGTGCCGGCGGAGCTGAAGTTTGTGCGGGTGCGGGTGATCCGGCCGGCGGTGAAGGCGGCGCACGTGGAGCCGGAGGAGGAGCTGGTGGAGCCGGCGGTGGTGTGCGCATGCGATGCGTGCACGGGCGTCGAGGAGGAAAGCGAATGAAGGCGCTGTCGTGGGTGCTGTTGGCCGTGGGCTGCTACGGGCTGCTGTTTGTCGTCCTGGGAAGCGGTTTGCTCGCGGCGATTTTCAGCGGGCCGGATTGGTGGGCGGCGTATGATTACCGCGGGCTGGCCGGATGGTATGGCGGACTGTGGGATTGGCTGCGCTCGAACGCGGCGGCCGCGGGGATGGCGGCGGTGTTCCTGGTGATGGCGCTGGCCGGCGCCTGGCTGCAACTGCGGGAGGAAAATCCCGGGCAGGGGAATTAAAGGGCGGCGGGCTTGGCCGGTTTTCGTGCTTCTGCTTTCCTGCGGCCTGGGCGCGGGAAGGTGGCGGCGCGGCGAGCGGCCGCGGATCTGGCCGGGCTCGGGCGCTTGGCCAGGAGTGACGCGGCGTTTATGTGGCCGCCGCAGTGCGGGCAAACATCCGGGCCGGTGGCTTTGCTAGGGGTGGCGCTTGTCTTGGTTTTCATGCGTCTGCTTTCCTGCGGTCCGGGCAAAGGTGGTGATGTCTTTGGTGGCGCGGAGAATGGTCTTGAGCTCGCGGAGAATCATGACGACCAGGCCGGGCGGATGGCGCTCGAGGAGATCGGCGACGACGTCGCGGGCGATTTGTTTTGCTTGTTGGTGGCTCATAGCTTGGCGGCCGCGGCCGGCGCCGGTGATGATCCGGCGCCGGAGTGTGGCAGTCAGCGAGCGGCTTTGCGCTTGCGGGGTTTGCTTTCTTTCTGTTCGTGCATGTAGCGCAACGCGTCCAGGGCGGCTTGTGCGTCGGTCATGCCGCTTCCGGCGTAGGCTTTGCGCAGCTTGGCGCGGTTTTTGGCGATCATCTTGTTGAGCTGGCGGCACGGAGTTTCCCAGCCGGCGGCGTCGGCCAGTGCGTCGATGCTGGCAAGGGTGAATCCGCGCAGCCCGTAGTTCTGGCCGGTGTGCTGGCGGAGAATGTTCTCGATATCGTCGAGAATGCGCTCGGCCAGCTTGGTCGGGATAGTGACGGTTTTGGGTTTCATGATTTGGCTTCTGGTTAGTTGTCACCGCCGAACATTTGCTTCGCTGACATAACGCGGTGCGCCTCGGCGAACTCTTCTGCCTCGGCCTTGCAATGTTCTATTTGCTCGGGTGAAAGGCCCTCCGAAATACCGGAAGCCACTTCGGCGACCTCTTGCAATTTGCTTTCGCTGGGAGCGGTCAGAACCAGGAAGAGCCCAAGTGTCAGCGCGGCCATCCTTGCCTTATCGTCGCCGCCATCAACTAAGAAGGCTTCCACAAATGCAAGGCGTGCCGCTTTGCTGATTTGCGGGGCGCCATCGCTTTTGCGGCGGCGCTTGTGGTGCTCTGGTATGCCGTCCCAAAATGCTTTGTTGTCGGATGCTTTGCGGCAGAACTTTCGGAAGCTGGTTCCGATCTGCGGTTGCAATTTGAGGCTGGCCCACTGAACCAGCATTGCCCGCTGCTCCGGTGACTTGTTCCACTTGCCCGTGCAAAGCATCGGCGCTTTGTTTCGGTTGTTGTTTTGTTTGCTCATTTGCTGTTTGCCCGTTTGGTCGGTTGGCTCTTCCGGGTTGGTGTTTGTTTGGTCGGTCCATAATGGGCCGTCCGTGGCGCCCCGGGCAAGCCCGGGACGCTGTCGGGCGGTCAATGCGGGACGGTCTCGAAGTCGGCGAACATGGCGACAGTCAAGCGCGCCTGACGCTCGAGCTCGGCGGACCAGCCGGCGCCGTAGCCGTCGAGATAGGTCTCGCCGTGCATGTGGTGCGGCTCGGGGCAGAGCTCCCACAAACCGGGGCTGCCGTCGGCCAGGTCGGCCAGGCATTGCCGGGCGGTCTCAAGGCCTTCGGCGCCTTCGAATAATTCCGCGGCCGTCTTGGCGCCGGCGGCGCGGCCGTCGCGCTCGCCGAGCTCGAGCTCGGCGCGGATGTCGTCGAGCTCGTCCAGGATGTCGGTTGCCGCGGTCATTCGTGGTTGCCTCCGTTTGCGGTTTCGATCGCTTCCTCGATGATGGCCAGGGCGCCGCAAAGCGTGCGCTCGGCCTCGGGTGTTTCGTCGATGGCTTGCCGCATGTGCGCCCGGGCGATGGCCAGGGCGAGCAGCATCGAGGGCGCCGCGGCGATCAGCCGGGCGTTTGCTATGGCTTCGTCGTCGAGATTCTGATTGAGAACCGCAACGGTGAGCGGGCCTTGCGGATGCTCTTTGAGCTCGACGGCGTGCACGCGGATGTTGTGCATGCGGCTGTCGTAGTGGTCGCGGTCGATATGCGGCCGCCATGGTCCCGGGGTGTGGTTGTTGTTGGCGATCATGTTACCAGTTGGCGTCGGCCATGTTGAAGGCCTGGGCGAATTGCAAGCCGCGGACATGGTCGGCCGCGGTGCTGGTCTCGTGGTAGGCTTTGCGGGTTGCGGGGTAGTAAGCGATCGTGTCGCCTTTGCTGATCTGCTTGCCGGTCTCGGGGCAAGTGCTGGCAAAGCGCGCCGTGATAAAGCACGGCGGCCGGTGTTGCGTGTATCTGCTCATGTTGTCTTGTGCCCGTTTGGTCGGTTGGCTCTTCCGGGTTTGTTGTTGTTGGTTGGTCGGCCTGGTGGCCGTCCGTGGCGCCCGGGACGTGCCCGGGCGCGGTCGGACAGTCATGCGGCGAGCTCGAGGTCGGGTTGCCGGTGCGGGAGATCGCGGGCGAGCTCGTGCTCGATCATTCCATTTTTAACCTGCTGCATCATGCGGCCGATCGAGAGCCCGGCGAGCGGGGCCTCGACGTGGCGCCGGAGCAGCGTGCCGGCGGCCTCGGCATAAAGCCGGCTGCCGATGACAATGATCCGCGAGGCGCACCGGAGCCCGGCGCCGGTGGGGTCGTCGTGCAAGCGCTCGAAGGCGTGCGGCATGTCGGCCAGGCTGCGCACCGGCTGCATGCGTTGCTCGTAGTAGTCGATGCCGGCGCTCGGCGACAAAAAGCCATATTTGCCGGAGAGGATGACATAGCTATGCCGGGCGGCCTCGATGCGCTGACGGGCCATGGTGAACAGCTGGCCGGCGTAAGCGCTCCGCGCCAGGCAATACCCGGCGCGGAGCTCCGCGGATTTCTTGGCCGAGCAGGCCAAGATGAACACGGTGGGCGTCATGTCAGCGGCGGCGCTTGGCGGCGCGGGCTTTGCGTTTCTCGGCGCGGATCGCGGCGGCCTTGGCGCGGACGCCGTCGACGTAAAGCCGGGCGGCCTCGAACATGATCTCGCTCGAGGCGCGGCGGCCGGCCTCGCGGATGCCGATGATGCCGCCGGGGTGCAGCGAGATGACGAGCTCGGGCCGGACGCCATAGGCGGCCGGCGTGGTGTGAGCTTTGCGGGTGACGGGTTTGTTGAGCGTGGTCATGTTAGGCGTGCGTGCGGTTGAGTGCGTAGCCGGTGATGCCGAGCGCTTCGGCGATTGCGACAAGGGCCTCGTCGATTGCGTTGTCGCCGACGCCGTCGATGCGTTTGGCGAGCGTGATCCCGGCGTTTTCGATCGCTTCCTGCGCGGCGGCGCTGGTGCGGTGGTAGCCGTAACCGCCGGCGCGGCCGGAGCTGGCGCGGTAAGCGGTGCCGTGGGCGCCGTGGTGATTGATCCACAAGCAAGCGGAATTGGTGCGGCCGGTGCCGTAGAGACGGAGCTCGACGGGCACGTGCAGCCGGTGCTGTGCGGTCTGTTCGTCCTGGTCGATCGTGACGATCTGCCGGACCTCGAGGTAGCACGCGTTCTCCTTGCGGTGGCGCGGGTTGAATTTGCAGATGTGATCCGCGGCGATTGTCGCGGTCTGTTTGTCTAGCGTTTGCATTTTTTCATTTGCCCGTTTTTTATCCGGTCGGCTCGTCCGGGTTGGTTGTTCTGTAGCTAGGTAAATTGGCCTCGCTACGTAGGGAAATCTAGCGTGCGCTCGCTACGTGTCAAGCGGGTTTCTGAAAGTTTTTTTGGGGGGTGATTTCACCAGCACGAGCCCGGCCAGGGCCCGCGAATGATCCTTGCGTCGCTTGTATATTCAATTGATATTAAGGAGCCGCTTCCTGCGCTCCGCCACCGCCAGGGTTTTGCGGGTAGTCGATCACTTTCCCGGCGTGGCTTTTGGCCGTGGTGAGGGTGAGGCCGCGGGCGACCGCGTCGGTGATGCATTCCCGGGCCATGGCCGTCCGGGTAAGGTTCGAGGCCGCGGCCAGGCGTTGCAGCTCGGCGTCGACCTCGGTGCTGATCGTGGTGCTAATGCGGACGCGGCCCTTCCCGGCGGACCGATCGGACCGGCGCCTTTTCGTGCTTTTCATAGGGCCAATGTCGCACCGGTTAATTTTCTAGCAAGAAATATATTGCGTTCTAGGTAGAACTACCTAGAACAAGGGGATGCCCGCTAAATCTCTCACCGTTTTAGTGCCGGAAGAAGTCGCTGCGCAAATCGACGAAGCTGCGCGGAGCCAGTATTTAAGCCGCTCCGACGTCGTCCGGCAGATCATCATCGCAGAGCTCGAGCGTCGTCGGCGTGAGCTCGAGGACAATCAACCGGGAGTCGCGGCGTGAGTGATTCCGCGGCGCTTTTGTTTTTGCTGGTGCTGTTCCTGGCGGCGTTCGCCGGGATGCTGAACGCACTGAAACGAGTGTTTGAAAGGGGCGGCCGGCGATGATCGCGGCGCGCTCCTCCCGGATGCGTTCGAGCGGGCGCGGATCGCGTCGGCGCTCGAGCTCGGCGCCGCGGGCGCCGCGGTGGATGGTCTACGGCTTTTGCCCGCTCACCGGTCCCTGGCGCCAGATCGTGCACGCGGCGACGGCCGCCGGCGCCCTGGTCAAATACGCGACCGAGCACGATATGCCGCTCGAGGCCTGTCACGTCCGGCCGGACTGATCGCCCCGGGCCCCTTTTTCTTTTTTTGTATGTCAAACCAAGGCGAACAAATAAACAAATCGGCGGCGCTGCCGCGGGTGTTCTCGATCGGTAGCCTGGCTGATCATCTCGGGCTGAGCCGGCGCACTGTGTGCCGGGCGCTGAGCTCGGGCGAGCTCGAGCATTATCGAGTTGGCGCCCGGGCTCTCATCCCGGAACCGGCTGCGCTTGCCTGGTTGGAATCTCAACGGGTCGGACGTCGGCCCCGGCTGCGCGTAGCATGACCGGCCCCGGCTCCCTCATCCAAGCGGCCGCGGATGCGGACCGCGCCGCCCCGCCCTTTTCTTTTTTTTCGGAGGTTCAAGAGGAGGCAGAGAAATGCCTGGCTGAGTCTGGGGAGTTCACCGGCGAGCGGCTTTTCCGGGATCGGCCGGCGGTCTACGCGGCCGCGGTGCGGATGATCGCGGAGGGACAGAGCATCTCGGCGACGGCCCGGGCGCTTGGCATCTCGAGGAATACGGTTGCCGCGGTCCGCGATCGTGAGGGCGTTTCTATAGAGCAGGACAAAAAGGAGTTGTTGCGGGATCTTCGCCGGGCTTCCCGGCTCGGCGTCGAGAAGGTGATCGAGCTCCTGCCGGAAACCAAGGCGGCCAAAGATGCCGCGATCGTCGCCGCGGTGATGGTCGACAAGATGCAGCTGCTATCCGGCGAGGCGACAAGCCGGGTCGAGCGAGTCGAGACCAAGCCCGACCAGGTGAAGGCGTTCCTGGATTCCTTGCCGGTCGTCGAGGGTGAGGTGCTCGAGGTTATTTCAACCGGTGTTCCCGGGGAAACGGCCGGGCAAAAGGCGGCCGGGCTCGAGGCCGCGGTGCCGGCGCTCCCGGCGCCTCTGTCTGATTCCGTATCAGATGATCCTGCCGGTTCTGACACTGTAGACGAGGCTTGTCGGACCGATGCACGGACCACGGCCGGCAGTTTTGAGACCGCCCCGGATGCCGCGGACGATGGCGCCGGGCGCCCGGGTGATGGGGGGGGAGGGGGTGCCTTCTGTTTCGCGCCTGCTCCCAGGGGGATTGATACCGAAAAACAGAATTTTGGCCAAAGGGCCATTTGTTCCGTCGGTGGACGCGATGAGACGCGCTCGGAGCTCGGGGGAGTTTCCGAAACTCAATCGGCCGCAGCGGAACGCGGCGTGGCAGATGGGGGTCTGCCCGCCGCATCACATTTATGCAAGCGCACGAAAAAGAAACAGGGCGGGGGACCGAAGCGGTCGCCCGCGAAACCAGTCTCGCCGAAGGCACCGACTTCGCAAAAAAAGAAGGGGGGCTCCGGGTGCTGACGTCGGCGGGTGTGAAGAAGGTCGCAGAGATGCTGCGCCGCAAACGCGAGCAGGAAGCGCCGCCGACGTTCGATCCAGTCGACGTGCCCGAGCCGCCGGAAGAAGCGCCCGAGTGGCGTCCTGGGCCGGCGCCGGAGGTGGCCGTGGAGGAGTTGGACCCGGAAACCAAGGTCTACGCCAAGGCCATGCGGCACTACTTCAACCCGAAGCTCTTGGGCTGCGAAGTCGAGGGCAAGGCGGGCGTGGTCAACGTGCGCGTGCGGGACGCCAAGTTCTACCGGGCGGGCGAGCGGTTTGTGGTGAAGATGAATGACATGGGTGAATGGGAGGCGGAGGTGCATCGCATCGCTCCGAAATACCGCTGATGTGGGAACGCATCGACAATCCCAAGTGCCTGCTTTGCGCCCGCAATGCCGTCGTTCGCACGGACATCGGGCACCTGTGCTGGCTGTGCCACAACGACGTCAACCGCATGCAGGTCTGGCTGCTGCAAACGCTGCAATGGCGACCCATGAGCAAAAAGGAAGGAGCGGAGCATGAGCAGCACGTCAACGGCTGAAAAAAAAGAACGCCCGGCCGCCAAGCCGCCCGTCACGTTCCGCGAGACCGACGGCGCTGTGCAGTTGGTCGGCTATCCCGGCTGGCGGCTGATCATCGAACGCATCGAAAAAAAGAAAGGGGCGGCGTGAAGCGCATGAACGGCCGAATCCTCGAACTAGAGCCCGGCACCGTCGGCTACCAGCACTTCGACGCGGCCGCCATGAATCGCGCCCTTAACGCCTGGGCCCGGCGCCGCGGCATCGTCTGGGAGTCGCCCTTCCGCCGTCCCTTTGACTTCGAACCCAAGAAGAAAATGAAACGCACACCATGAGAATACGCACCGTCAAACCCGAGTTTTGGGCGCATCCGGTCATGAGCCGGTTGCCCTACGACACCCGCATCCTTGCCCTTGGCCTCCTCAACCTTGCCGACGACGAAGGCTACTTCGACGCCGATCCCGATTACATCCGCGGCGCGGTCCTATTCCGCGAAGATTCGTCGAATGTTCGTCGAATGCTCGACGAGCTTTCGCGCAGCCAGTGGATCACCCTCTGCGGGACGCCGGAAAGGCCGATTGGCCGCGTGGTCAACTTCCGCAAGCACCAAAGAGTCGATCGTCCGCAACCCTCTCGTCTCAAGCAATATGCGCTCGACGAAGATTCGTCGAACGATCGACGAGCCCTCGACGATCAATCGACGCAGGAACAGGGAACAGGGAAAGGAAAGGAATCCCCTATAGTCCCCGCAAGCGGGGACGAGCCAGCCGAGGAAGATCCTTTGCTTCTCCGAGCCAAGGCGATCTTTCGAATGCGCCCCGGCACGGCGCTCGATCGGTCGATGCGCCGCGCATGGAAGCTGTCGACCGCCGCCATCGCCGGCACGACCGAGCCGGAATGGCAAACGCTCGAGGCCTACTACGCCAGCCAATCCATCCACTTCCGCGAAGACATCCGCCGCCGCGACTTGGCGACGCTCTTGAACAACTGGTCCGGCGAGCTGACCCGCGCCGCGGCATGGGCAGCCCGAACCGGCTTCCACCCCGAAAATTCGCAAAAAAAAGAAACGGGGGGGCCGCCCGACGAGTTATGGCGGGCGGCGCTCGAGGCGCTTTACCCCGAGGGGAATCACACCGCGTATCGCGCCTGGGCCGACGTGCCTGAGTCGCTGCGCGAAGAGATCACCGCGGCCATCGCGGCCGCCGAAGAGCAGGAGGCAGCATGAACACAGCCGCATTCGCCGCCTGGGTGCTGTTGGCCGTTTTGGTCATCACGATCCTGGTCGCGGTATTCGACGACAACGACCCGCGCTTCCCATGAACCCTTTGACCGGACCGCATGGTGCGGCGGGAGACCCGCCGACCGGGAGCCATCGTGCACCGCATGAAACACGGACGGTCAACCTTCCACCCATGAAAACCAAACCCGAGCACCGCTCTTATTCCATCAGCTACGTGACGTCTTACAACAAATTCCCGCCATACATTCAGCCCGCGCCGAACGGCCGCGAGCTGGCTGAGCTCTACGACAAAGCCGCCAAGCAGATCGAGAAACTCGTCTATGCCCTCAAGCTCTGCGCGCCGCTCACGCCGCGCGCACAGCAAGCCCGCAGCGAGGCCTTCGACGCCGTGATGGAGGACATGAAATCATGAGTCAACCCATCCGCATCCCCGACCGTTTCGCCACGGCCGATCCGCGTGCAAAGAGCCGCCGCCTGACGAAGAACGCCATACTCAACCGCCCCGATCGCCGGAGCGTCAGCGGCACCGCGGCGACAAATTTCCGCGGTCGCGCCAAGTCCAAGCGCGTGCGCCTGCGCAAACTGCAACGCCAAGCCCGGAGGAAACAACGATGAGTGACGCCACCACACCCGTCGCCTTGTGGTCCGGCGAAGCCGAGACCTCCCTGCTTGGCGCCATCATCAACGGCGGCCAGCCGGCGATCGACGCCGCGGCCGATCTTGTGCGCGAAGAATGGTTTTTTGCCCCGGTGCACCGCGCCTCATGGCAAGTGCTGCACGGCATGTATATCAAGCGCCAGCCGGTCGATCTGTTCACCTTCACCGAGGCCTTCCGGCAGAGTGGAGAGCTCGAAAAAATAGAAGGGGGGGGCGGATGGGTCACGGCTACCTTTGCCGCAGCGCCCGGAGGCCTGGGCATGTTGCAGCATTGGGCCGACATCGTCCGCGATTACTGGCGCCGGCGCGAGATTGTCCGCGTTGCCACCGACCTGCTGCTCGACGCCAAAAATTTCGCCAAGCCGACCGAAGACGTGATCGACCTGGGCGAGAAAAGCCTGCTCGATCTGCGCCTCGAGACCAAGCAGACCGGCCTGGTGCACTGCGCGGAGGCGGTCAATGCCGCGGCCGCCCGCATCGAGATGGCGCACAAGAAGCGCGGCGGAGTCATCGGTATCGCCACCGGCTTCACCGACTTGGACCGCATGACCGGCGGGCTCAAGCCCGGCCAGCTGGTGATCATCGCCGCCCGCCCGAGCATGGGTAAGAGCGCCTTTGCCACCAACATCGCCGAGACCGCTTGCCTCGAGAACGAAACACCCACCGCCTTGTTTAGCCTGGAAATGACCGGCGAGGAGCTGATGGAGCGCGTTCTCTGCACGCAATCCGGCGTGAAGCTCCAGCGCGTGCGCGACGGATTCATGAGCAAGGAGGAAATGAAGAAGCTCGGCCAGAAAGTCGGCGAGGTGCAAGGCGCGCCGCTTTACCTTGACGAGACGCCCTCGCTCACCATCGCGGCCTTCCGTGCCCGGGCCCGTCGGGCTGTGGCCAAGCACGGCGTGAAGCTCTTGATCGTCGACTACTTGCAGCTCATGCGCGGCTCGACCAAGCGCGCACAGCAAGACCGGCGCCTGGAGATCGACGAGATCAGCTCCGGGCTCAAGGCCACGGCCAAAGAGCTCGGCGTGCCGGTCATCGCGCTATCGCAGCTCAACCGCGACGCCGAAGAGCGTGCCGAGCCCAAGCTATCGCACCTGCGCGAAAGCGGTTCCATCGAGCAGGATGCCGATATTGTTGCGTTACTTCACCGCCCCGAGCGCGTCACCCACAAGGAAGAAGACAAGGGCAAAGCCGTCTTGATCCTGGCCAAGCAACGCAACGGCCCCGTTGGCCGCATCGAACTGCACTTCGACGGCGAGATCACCCGGTTCAAGAACGGCACGAACAAACTTTACTCCAACCGCGCCGACGAGCGCCAGGGAGCCAACAAGTCGTATCAAAACACCGATGGAGAATGATATGAGCCACCAAGAAAAAATCGAACGCATCAACGCCGAGCTCAACACGAGCGAGACGTGGTCGCAGCGCTGGCAGATCGAGCGCGAGCACAACGA